GTTATATAGCCCAAATGCTTTACACAATAATATATTCCCCCAATAATTAACAACAAAACTAATCTGCGCAAAACGTTGTTTTACTCAATTATATATCATCTCCAACAGTTTACACAATCAAGTACTTTATCACAGTAAAGCGCTAAAGTATTTCACTAATTCAAGACTTTACTACACTAAAGCGCTAAAGTACTTACCTAATCAAATACTTCATCACAGTAAAGTACTAAAGCACATCATGTATACATAATACATCAGTAAAACCTATTGCTAATTTTAAAACCTGTGCTATAATATAATTACAAAAGGAAAGGAGATCAAAACATGACAAAGGAAACAGCAAAAGCAATAAAGCAACTTATACCAAATCAGGACAAAGCATTAATGATGGCATCAAGTATCAACAATGCAATTAGTCTCTTAAAGCTTTACAAATTATCTAATCAGGAAATTAAAACCATTATCACAGCAATGGTAATAAGTTAGGAGGATAACATGTTAGTAATTAACAAGAGAACAAATCAGGTAGAAGAATTTGACCTTTTTGCACACTATATGGACGATGATATCAGAGAACGTACCGCATGGGAGCTTGCACCATGCACTGAGCAGGAGTTCATTGATAGGTATGTAGAACTTCACTATGAAACTTTTGCAGAAGAATTTGTAATCAATTAAGGAGGAAAACAAATGTATATAGATTTTAAAGAAGCTTCAGATATTCAACTGTACCATTTACATTATTTGGAAAAAAGACATGATTTAGCTCCAAAACATTGGTACGAAATGTATGGATTTCTGATCATACCGATTGAATGTAAATATTATATTAAAACACAATTTAATAGAATTTTTGGGGATTTTCCGACAAAAGAAGAAGCAGAAGAATATATTCTACTTTATTTAAAAAATCATTATCTTTTCTTTGAACTTCCAAAAGATGAAAGAGAAAACTTTGAGTGTATTGCAAAGTCATGGGAAGATAGAATCTATGAAGATAAAGATGGTTGGCGTTTGCATTTAACCATCAATGGGAATTACATTGAAAATCCTGAGGGTTATGTTTATCATCGACGGTATTATAAAGCCAGTACAGCGATTGCAGATATTGAATATCGAAAGAGACATCGAAAACCACCTCAAACAGAATATGAGAGAAAGGGAATTAATCCAGAAACAGGAAGGTATATTTCCAGATACTTTGCAAAGAAAGCGAATTGTGAAAGAAAAAAGATCGTAAAAGTTGAAAATGAATACGTCCTAATGGATGAGACAGAATATTATGAATATAGGAAAAAATAACCGACAATATTTTTGGATAGGAATTGTAATGTTACTGCTTGAGTTTATTATAATTTTCTTTTAAAGTATTACAGGAAAGGATAAAAATAAAATGAAAAAACAATATTTTTGGATAGGCATTGCAATCATAGTATTTGGTGTATTATATTTTGGATATAACTTATTTATCTATTTACACGCAATGAACATGTACAGTGAGGTGTTGCAGAATCTATGAGGAAAATTGAAGCATTATTTGAAATACGTGATAGAATATACAGAGATCAATCGTATAGTTTGTGGTATAATTTAGTTACTGATGATGTATGTTTAGATTTAAAGGATACAGAATGTGATCAAGTGAAATTAGGTTGGATAGATATTACCGATAAATTAGAGCGAATCGATATTTTAGATTTAAATCGTGTCATTAAAGAATTGAGAGATTCTTTATTGAATATATAATCTTTTCTTTTTTAAAATAGGAGGAAATAAAATGAACGAATTAAGTGTACAGAAAACAGTGCAGACCTTACCTGAAGAATTGAAAATGAATGTATTCAATGCGTTAAATAATCCGGATTACAAAATTTCGGATTGTTACGGACAGCAGATTGAAGTGCAGGCATGGTTAGTTTACCCAGTAGAGATGAAATCACAGCAGACAGGGGAAATCGAAGTATTACCAAGAACAATTATCATTGACACAGCCGGTAAATCTTATTCCGCCTTATCCAGAGGTTTTGCTGGGGCTGTAAGAAATTATCAGTTGATCTTTGGGGAGGAAGTTATTTTAAACAAACCGATCACCATTGAAATCCGTCAGGAAGGAACAGGAATGAAAAAGTATGCCACATTTAATTTAGTATAGGAGTTAAAATATGGCAAAGAAGCCAAAACAAACACAGGCTTACCGCAAGCGGCGACAATTCGCCGCTTCTGCGGTAAGAAGTTATAACGCCGCGGTTACAAGGATTGAAAAACAGTTCGGCAAGAGCTATGCACCACCACGTCGTTCGGTGGATGAGCTAATGAAGAACTATCCAAACATGAAAGCATTACGTTCTGAAGTAAAGCAGATGAAGAAAATCCCGTCTCCGAAGAATCTTGAGGTTGTGAGAGTAAAAGACGTTTTAACGTCTACTTATGCCATATCAGAGACGGCGAGATTAAACCAGAGAAGAAACGAAAAGAGAAGAAAAAGAGCAGAAAAATATGGTAGATTTGTAGAAGGAAGATCTGGATGGACAGCATCACAAGAAAAAAGTTTGCAAGAACCTGTGCCCTTTGATGAAGCCCGTTTTAACGACCCAAATCAATGGTCAAGGTTTAAACGAAATCTAATGATTGACTTATCAAAAGAAAGAAATGTTGATTCTTATTATCAAAACTATTTAAACGGGATAGAAGATGAATTAGGTCCAGAAATACGAGGAGTAGTAGAGGAAGATCTGGGGGATATTAGTCCGGAAGAATTTTACCAATTAGCGTTAACTGAAGATTATCGAGATGTGTTTACAATCGAATTTATAATTTACATGCCAATTTCTGCAGAGCAGAAAATTCAAGAATTATTATGGGGAATTGAGCAAGTAAAATCCTATGTCTAAGACGGAGATTTTTGCGGCAGATTTTGAAACAACAACGGATCCAGAAAAAACGGAAGTTTGGGCATGGGGAATTAGTAATTTAGATTGTATGTCATCCTTTGAATGCGGAACAAATATTCAATCTTTTATTGAATTTTGTTATAAACTAAAGAAACGAAGCAAAATCTATTTTCACAATCTCAAATTTGACGGAAGTTTTATTGTAAATTATTTATTACAAAACGGATGGACACATAAGCAAGACAAGTTAGAAGAAGCATGTGAATTTCGCACATTAATTACCGACCGCAATCAATGGTATAAAATTGAATGCAATTTTTACTATACGACCCAGAAAAGAGTAATGAAGATTTTTAAAGTTACTTTTGTTGATTCGTTGAAGTTGATACCGATGCCTATTAGTAAAATGCCAAAGACATTTAATTTGGGAATTGAGAAATTAGAAATTGATTACGATGAAGACAGAGAGATTGGAGGATCGTTATCTCAGCAAGATTTTGAGTACTTAAAAAATGATGTCATTATTTTAAGAGATTCGTTAAATCAAATGTTTGAGAATAACATTAACCGACTAACGTTATCTTCTGCGGCGATGAATGACTTGAAAGAAACGATAGGAAAACGAAAATTTGAAAGAATCTTTCCAATTTTGCAAAATGATGAACCATATCTAACGAATTTAAACTTATCAAAGCAAGAAAATTTAGCATTATCTATTGATAAAGAGTTACGACATGCCTATCGCGGTGGATGGACTTATTTAAAAAAAGGATATGAGGGAAAAGAAATTGAGAATGTAGTTGTTTACGACGTAAATTCTCTTTACCCTTATGTCATGTCAGAAAATATATTTCCATTCGGAGCGCCGATCATCACCCATGATCTGGAAGAGATAACCGGATATAGTCTTTTTATTATTAATTTTGATTGTGAATTTTGGTTGAAAGATGGTAAATTGCCTACGATACAGATTAAAAATTCGCAGTTATTTAACGGAAGGGAGTATCTGGAAAATAGTAAAAGTGAAATTGTGAACTTAACCTTAACTTCGGTTGACTATGAAATGTTTTTAGAACATTATGAAGTTGCGTATTTTAAAGTGCATAAGGTTTACTATTTTCGCGGCACAGAGAATCTCTTCACTGAGTTCATCCAAAAATGGGCGGCAGTAAAAGAAAAGGCAGGAAGAGAAGGGAATAATGGATTACGTTTTATTTCAAAACAGATGCAAAATTCAACTTATGGAAAATTTGCGACGAATCCGTTAAAATCACAAAAAATTCCTTACTTAGAAAATAATATTTTACGATTTCAAACAATGTCACCAGAATTTCGTCCAGAATATTATTTACCTGTTGGGTTATTCGTGACTGCATATGCAAGAAAGCATATCATATCTTATGCACAGAAAAATTACGATAGCTTTATTTACTGCGACACAGATTCATTACATTTAAAAGAAAAATCAGACAATATCCCTTTGGACAATGAAAAATTAGGATATTTTAAAATTGAAAAAGAATTTGATCGAGCAAGATATATCAGAGCGAAACGATACATTGGAGAAAAAGATGGTGAGTTATTAATCACCTGTGCGGGTCTGCCAGCAAAATGTTATGAACAAGTCACGTATGATAATTTTAAAACAGGGCAGATTTATACAGGAAAATTAATGCTTACGCAAACGGAAGGCGGGGCTGTATTAATTGAAACTACATTTAATTTAAAATAGACTATACACACATTTTTTGATATAATAAATATGTACAGGTTAGCGGAAAGAATGATGAAGGGAATCCACGGATTAAGCCCCGCCCGGAGATCTATAGCTATGGGAATAGTGTTCTTCTGCGCCTGTACATTCTTAAAAAAGGGGCGAAAGAAATGTATTATAGTTATGATAATTGTTTAGAAAAGAAAGCATTATTTAATTTTATCACAGGCGAACGAGGAAATGGTAAGACATACGGATATAAAACGCAGATCGCTTGTAAAAATTATTTTGAAAAAGATGAAAATTTTGTTTATTTACGAAGATTTGAAACGGAATTAGTAAAGGCGGCAAAGTCTTTTTTTAAAGATATAGAGCATTTATATCCGGAGAAAGAATTCAAAGTAACGACGGGGAGAAGCGGAACTTTCTTTTATGAGCGCGATCGTGGAATAGAAAAAGGTGGATGGAATCTCATGGGGTATGGAGTGGACTTAAATACCGGAGGGAAAGATAAGTCCGTATCTTACGCTGGAGTTACTTCCATATGTTTTGATGAATTTCAGAGCAAGAGATACTTAAAAAATGAGATTCGCTTATTTTTGGACCTTTATGAAACGATCTCACGAATGAATGATGTTCCGGTATATTTTCTATCCAATAGTATTAATGTTTCCAATGTTTATTATGATTATTTTAACTTATCCCAGCCTTACGGGAAAAAGCGTTGGAAACTAACGGATAATGGGTTAATTTACTTGGAGCACACCTTATCGCAAGATTATCGAACTAAGAAAAAATCAACTCGGTTCGGGCAGTTGATCGAGGGATCTAAGTTCGGGCAATATGCAATAGATAACGAATATGTTGAAGATACTAAGGACTTTATTAAAAAGAAAACCGGAGATGTCAAGAGCGTATGCAATCTTGTGTATCTGGATAATGAGTATGGGCTTTGGTTTGATCGCAGAAATGGTTACCTGTATATGGATTCTACTTTCGACAAGTCACGTGTAACCTATGCATTAACCAGAGAAGACCATACCGAAAATACCTATTTTGCAAATCGAGGAAGAAAAATCGCGTGGCTGAATCTGATGATTCAGGGATATGAGCAGGGATTTCTATATTTTGAAAACCAGCGAGTCAAGCGGATTGGTTTGGAGATTTTAAATATGATCCGTTAAAGGAGGGTCGAATGGAACAGATTATGTCTTATATTTCCACGGTAGGATTTCCGATCGTGATGTGTCTGCTTTTTTATTATCAAATGACAAAGTCAGATGAACACATGAATGAAATGTTAACACAGATTAAGGTTATGGTGGAAGAAATTAAAAAGGCGGTAAACAATGGCGGTACAGAAGTATAGCATGAGAACCGACGCAAACACCAATGTATCGGGACATTTTAAGGTTCGCGAGTTTGCGTGTAATGATGGATCGGATACCGTGCTGATCGACGATGCTCTTGTCGAACGATTGGAGAGGATTCGAGGCGTTTTCGGGTCGGGGATTACAATAACGTCCGGGTACCGTACCCCATCGTATAATGCCGCGGTAGGTGGTGCGGCATCCAGTCAGCATACGAAAGGAACGGCCGCTGATATTCAGCTTCGAGGTGTACCGCCCTTAGCCGTAGCAAACTACGTGGAAGAAACCTTTTCGACCGGTGGAATCGGAGTTTACGGTACTTTTACCCATGTGGACACGCGAAGCTCTCGTGTTATTTGGAAAAATAACGGGTCGAACACTGTGAGCAGTACGGGAGCTTCGAAAGGTTACTGGCGTGAATTTCAGAATGGAGCTGACCCCGGCGGCGGGGGAGAAGGCGGGGGCGGAGAGTCCGGAGCGATTGATGTTACGATCCGTAGATTTACGGTAGTCTTTAAGCGTCCCAACGGGAAAACGTATACCGCAACCTACTTTCCTTCCTATTGCAATGGATGGTGGTATTTTAACGATAGTGAGTTTTACCGTTGTGATGAAATCCTTGGAAATTATCAGCAGTATTTTAAAGCTGGCTATTGGGCGCATATTACGCACATTCAAAATATATCGGCGTCGAATGTACATTTAACAGGAGGTTCGGATGGTTAGTACTTTTACGAATTTGGACTATCAAGTGGGTAAGTATTTTAAAGTAAGAGAATTTCAGTCAAAAGATGGATATCCTACCGTTTTAATCGATGATAATTTAGTCGATCTGTTGGATCAAATCCGAGAATATTTTGGAAAACCTGTGGGTATTACTTCGGGATATCGCACGAAGTCGCATAATGCGGCAGTTGGAGGCGTATCAAATTCTCAGCATACGCTTGGAAAAGCCGCAGATATACAGGTAACCGGAGTTCCCCCAGCCGCAGTGCAGACCTATGTCTATGATCATAGTAAATATACGGTTGGAACGTATACGACGTTTACTCATGTAGATACCCGAACAACCGTAAAGTTATTCCATGGAAATACGGAATTTGTTCGGACCAATTATGAAAAATATAAAGCCGAAGAAATTAAGGAGGAAACAGAAATGGCAGAAAAAAGATACCAGAAATTAGAAGAAATTCCTGATTACGCAAAAGAAATTATTGAAGATTTGATCAAATCTGATATAATTAAAGGTACAGGTGAGGGATTAAATTTGACAGAAGATATGCTCCGTGTGATTGTTATTTGCTATCGTATGGCTCTTACGAACGCAAATAATATTTATCAGCTTGCGAAAAATTTAGGAGGTGAAACGAAATGACAGTATATGAAGCGTTAGACATTGTAAGTCAGGGGTTTGCGGATTCTGACGAAGGATTGACAGCGGTAAAAACGATTGTCGATTATAACAAAGAATTAGAAGGTAAAATTGTTACTTTGGATGAAGCGTTAGCTTCCGCTCATGCAGAAAAAGATGATGCTTTAAATTCTTATAATGATTTAAAAAGACGCTATGTAGAAAGGTTTATGAACGGCGAATCTACGGTAAACTCGGACACTGCCGTATTAGACGAGGAAGAAACTGCACATAGCGCAGAAGAACTTACTTATGATGATGTCTTTGTGACAGAAGAAAATTAAGAGGTGTGAAATGCCAACAAAACCAAAAAATGTGAAATTAGCAAAAAACGGCGTAGATATTTTAAATGCGGTTCGTAATGACGCATCCCTTTCCTTTCAGGAAAGAGTTCCTGTAGCAACGCAGGAAGATATTAAGACTTACGGTTCTGCGGTTCTCAATTTTCCGGGACTGGCAAATGAGTTCCTCGATGCACTGGTAAACCGTATTGGTAAGGTGATTCTTAGCTCGCGTCTCTATAAGAATCCGTTTGCTATGCTGAAAAAGGGTATGCTTGATTACGGAGAAACCATTGAAGAAGTATACACTTCTCTTGCTAAGGCAAAGATTTATGATCCGCAGACAGCGGAAACGGAGTTCATGAAACGTGAAATTCCGGATGTAAAGTCTATTTTCCATAAGCTGGACTATCAGAACTTCTTTAAAACGACGATTCAGAGAAGAGATCTGGAAAGAGCGTTCCTTTCAGAGGATGGTGTTTACAATCTGGTAAGCGATATTATTTCCAGTCTGTACTCTGGTATGGAATATGACGAATTCATTACCATGAAGCAGTTGATCGTAGAATATGCAAAGAAAGGCTTATTCTATGAAGTGGAAATTCCGGCGGTTACTGCGGACAATATGAAGTCAATCATTTCTACGGTAAAGGGTTACAGCAATAAGCTGACCTTTATGTCCACGCAGTACAACGCGATGGGAGTTCCGACCTATACGGACCGCAGTTCACAGATTATCTTCATCGACGCGGAATTTGATGCAATGATGGATGTCGAAGTACTGGCTTCCGCATTTAACATGGATAAAGCAGAGTTCATGGGAAGACGAATTCTGATTGATAACTTTGGTGAGCTTACCGGAGCAAAACTGCTTCTGTGTGACGAAAGCTTTTTCCAGATTTACGATGTGCTTCTCCAGTTTGAAGATGTTCGCAATCCGGAAGGACTGTATTGGAACTACTTCCTTCATAAGTGGACAGTATTTTCTGTTTCTCGTTTTGCAAATGCGATTCTGTTTACTGTTCCAGATAATGAGATTACAGGAATTACACTGAATCCATCTAACAGTGTCATTCAGAGATCTCAGTTGCCAAAAGATGTGACCATCAATGCGGCGATCAAGTCCACGGGCACGGTAGATGATACCCTTGAGTGGGAAATGACCGGAAATGAATCTACCGAAACAACCATGACGGTTGTAAATAATACTCAGGTTCGAGTACGTGTTTCTGCAAATGAAAAGATTCCAAATTCATTTAATATTATCGCAAAATCGAAGTATTTTCCAGTTAGCCAGACGGCTACCATTTCGACACGGGAAAATGCTTAACTCTACTCCTTTCCTTTTACTATATGATAGCCTGCCAAGAAACGGCAGGCTATCACTGAATTGGAGGTAAAAAAATGATTCGTCCTTTAATTGGGCCATCGACAACAGTTCGCGTGTGTCAATCAATCCCGTTAGATAACACCTATACGGATACCATTCTGTTTACGTCAAAATCAGCACAGGAAAGCTATTTTGCATCGAAAACGAAAAAGGTCTATAGCGGTTTAACGTATCAGCGGCTGGCATCGAATAGTTCTACGTGGGCAATCTTTCTGGAAGACGTAGCAGATTATTTCTATGATTGTAACTATCTATGTTTTCAGAATGGAGGGTTTGGTAATAAGTGGCTTTATGCCTTTATTTCCGATATTTTGTATATCAACGAAAATTGCACGGCAATTACTTTTGAAATTGATGTCATGCAAACATGGCTTTTCGATTTTGAAATTAAAAAATCCTTTATCGAGCGGATGCACGTTGCGGATGATACTATCTCACGAAATGTGGTGGAAGAAGATTTGAACTTCATGCAACGGTATGAATATTACTATGTTGAAAATTCAAGGCTATTTGAAGGATCAACACGCCCGTTAGATACTGATGGCGAATTTGATTACCGTATCATATATGACTCCATTATTCTTGTCGCAACTTCTGAAGATGTGGACGAAGAGGATGAGGTTTTAGAAGGAGCTTTAATTCAAAATACTTATCAAGGTTTAAAATATATTGGATTTAATGCGAATGACCTTGGAGTTGGGTACTGTAATGCATGGCTAAAACGAATGAATGAGGGAGGAAAAGCTGGCGCAATTAACAGTATTTCAATGGTTCCATCTGCTGGCTTGACTTATAGTTCCGGTGGAAATGGAAAATTAAATATTAATATTGAAGATCCGAATGGTAACGTAGGAGAAAAGGAATATCTAATCAATTATTCGACTCTTGATGATGATTACATTCCGAAAAATAATAAGCTGTTCTGCTGGCCATATCACTTCTTCACCATTACGACTCTCGACGGTCAAAGTTATGACTACAAGTATGAGGATATTATAGAAAGCGATCCAGTTCCCGGCACAACTACGATGAAATTTAAATTTAAATTTGCTTTCGGTACAGACCCTACCTATTTCATGTATCCATCGTACTATATGAAGTGCAATAATAACTACGATTACGGTATCAAACTTTCTGGTTTTCCAAAATGCAATTGGAACTTTGGGGTGTGGGAGAACTACTATGCACAGCAAGATACGAATATTACCTTGAGTATGTTATCTTCGGCATTAGGTTCGGTATCTTCCGCTTCTGGTTCTGTTGTTAGTGGCGCCGGAAGCAAAATAGGGATGGGAGTCGGAACCGGTTTAGCTATTGCTCAGGCGGGTTTAGGTACATTGCAGGCCGGCCTTTCTACTTTCGGCGGATTATCCGTAGTCAAAAGCCAACCAGATCAAAGCAAAGGTGCAAATAATGTCGGCGGTGTGAATTACAACATGGAAACAATGGATTTTTGGATTATTCATAAAAGACTGCATTGGGGTTATGTTGTAAAAATTGATGATTACTTCACCAAGTTTGGATACCGTGTCAATAGTACCGGCGTCCCAAACTTGCACACTCGAAAATATTGGAATTACCTGAAGTTAGATCAGCCGTCGGTGACCGGTAACATGCCTGTTGGAGATATGCGTATGATTAAGCAGATTTTAACCAACGGAATCACGTTTTGGCATACCACCGACGTCGGAAATTATGATCTAAATAATAATGAAGGAGTGTTAGGACATTGAAAAACCGAGGATTGCCTTTAGAATGGTCGGATAAAACCATTCTGCGAATGAAAAACGCGATATTTCACGATTATTACAATCGGATTCGAAATATCGCCTTATCGCGTTATGAATGGAGAGATCTTCCGGACGATATGAATGAAAGATATATCGAATGGTTGCTATTTTACAATGGCAAGTGTGTCTTCTTCTACGATGAAATTCTGGAAAAATATCTCTCACTGCAGTGTACCACAACCGGCGAGATGGACTTTTACAATCTGCCGAAAAAGGTTACCGCATATAGTACCAATGTAAATTACACCTACAAAGAATTAGATATGAAAAACTGTGCTCTGTGTTTTAATAACTTGAGCTGGTTACCTGATGAACCGACGGCTTATCTCTTTGCGCAGAAATTGACCAGCATTGAAATGAATATTCTGTCTAACGTTGAATTGCAGAAGTTCGCACTGATTGTCAAAACGCCAGAGAAAAAGAAACTTACCTATAAGAATCTGATGCAGAAATTCTTTGGTTATCAACCGTTTATTATGACATCCGAAGGAACACCAATTGACAACATTGAAATTTTGAATCAAAATATTCCATATATCGCAGATAAGTTGCAGATCCAAAAGATTAATACATGGAAAGAAATGTTATCTGCCTTTGGTATCGTTACCCCAGCATCGGAAAAGACCGAGCGTCTCGTATCAAATGAAGTAACCGCTGGGTTAGGTTATTCCGAAATGGCACAGAATGTAGGTCTTGTTTCTCGTCGGCAAGCAGTAGAACATTTCAATGAACTTTTTGGTACGAATGTATCGGTAGACTTTCGTTCCAATCTTTACGCAGATATTCTGGGAGAAAATACGCAAGGTTATACCTATAATACTTACCAGGATAACACAGAAGACGATACCTTCTCTACGCAAAGAACTGCGCGTCAGTCCAAGGGGGGTGAGCAGTAGTGAGTAGCACAACAACTATGGTGCGCTGGCATTGCGAATATTTGTATAACCAAGTAATCAACGACAATACCAAGCCCCCAAATAATTGGGTCACGGATGTAAATACCATCATCCCCGCCGTATGGGAAAAGATATTTTATGAGTTTCCCATCTGGGAAGAATCCTATCGACCTACCCTCTGCCAAAAGATTTTACGGCATTATTACTTCCGGGAAATTGGCGAGGAAACGGTAGAATTTTGGAAACTACGTCTACAGCAAACCCTCGGCGAGATCATGCCGTACTATATTCAACTGTGGAAAACAACACAAGTAAAATATGAAAAACTTTGGACAAGAAACTACATTGAAAAATATCTCGGAAATGAAAATCGTACCGAAGACAAGACATCAAACGAATCAAGCGACTATCATGACACTGCAACAACTTCTGATACAGCAAATACGTTAACTGATTTTACCGACGATGCCAAGACCAATATCAAACAGACGGGAAAAACACATGACGAAGGTACCAGAACTTATTCCGAAACGGTAAAAGATGTGGCATCCAACACCCCGATGAATCAGTTAACGTGGAACGATCTGGAGAATAATCTATATGCTACCTCAACAGATTTTCGTTCCACCTCGGGAAATGAGAACACAACGAATGACGGTACCTCAGAAAATACAACGGATCAAACCTATAACGATACTTCAAACACAAAAGTTGATTCTACTTATGATCGCCATTTTACCGATGAAAATAGCCGTGATACGGACTATACTCATAACGTCAAGGGTAAAACGAATACTGATTATATTCGTGAAATCACCGGGTGGGACGGTGTAAACCCGAACGATCTTATTTTAAAGTGGAGAGAAACCCTTTTAAATATTGATGTGATGATTATTGAGGAGCTGGAAGATTGCTTCCTCGGTGTATATTATTAGGAGGTAACCATGAGATATTTAAACCCACTTCGCTATATCCACTATCATACACAGTTAGCCATTCCGACCATCTATGATGATTCTCTCTCGTTTTACGAGATCATGAATAAGACGAATCTGCACTTTAATGAAGTAATCAATGACATGAATGAGAATTATGAGATCATTGATAAAGCGTTTCAAGAGGTTCTTGAACAGACCAACAAATGGATGGAAGAAGCGAAAGCGCAAGCAGATCGGGCAGAACAGGAAGCGAATAAATCGCAAGCGTCCGCAGAAGCTTCTCAGCAAGCCGCAGAAGACGCAAGAAATCAGGCAAATCGTGCCAGCTCGGAAGCGGATCGCGCAAAGAATGAAGCGGATAATTCCGCCGCTTCTGCTGTAGAAGCCCAGAAACAGGCAGACAGAGCATCTTCGGAAGCGGATCGCGCCCACACCGAAGCAGAAAACGCAAAAGCACAAGCTCAAGCGGCGGCAAACTCCGCACAGGAGTCCGCAACATCCGCGGCCGCATCCGCCGGTAGCGCATCGGAAAGTGCCGCTTCTGCTACAGAATCGAAAAAGAGTGCAGATGCTTCCGCAAACTCTGCTTCTCAGTCCGCCGCTTCTGCTACGGCTTCCCAGAACAGTGCGGTTGCTTCTGCAAACTCTGCTTCTCAGTCCGCCGCTTCTGCTACGGCTTCCCAGAACAGTGCGGTTGCTTCTGCAAACTCTGCTTCACAGGCGGCTCAGTCCGCTACCGATGC